ACCCTAAGCACGTTGAAGGATTTACAGTAATCGGTATTGACCCTGCTATGACAGGTGCTACCGCAGAAGTTGCTGCAACTTACAACAAGGCAAATGGCAAGATTCATATTTTAGATGTTGCCAATATGACAGAACCCACACCTGCCAAGATTCGTAATCTTATTGAAGAGTGGGTAATAAAGTTTCGCCCACAGGAGTTGCGTATTGAAATCAACGCGCACCAGAAGGCTTACGCGCTAGATGAAGATTTGCGTCAATGGTTGTCAGCCTATGGCTGTACCCAGAACCCGCACTTTACTGGCAAGAATAAGTGGGACACATCTTTCGGTGTTGCATCTATGGCAACGCTCTTTGGTTCGTTGCGTGATGGAAGATTCCAAGATAACAACCTGATTGAACTACCAAGCAATGAAGGCTCTGAAGGCCTCAAGACTTTGGTACAAGAGTTGATTACCTGGAAGCCAGATACACGAAACCCTACAGACTGCGTAATGGCACTGTGGTTCGCAGTTATTCGCATCCGCGAATTGATGCAACAGTCCTCACGTATCGGTAGTTATGCTACTAATCGTTGGGCAACAAGAGCACAGAAGTCTAATCGCGTCTCAATCAATTTAGATGAGGCAATCGCTGACCAATGGTCAGAACAATACAGTTAGGATAACAATGGCACTATCAATGCAACAGGTGTTTGCGAGAGTTGAGTCTCTCCGTCACCTTAACGGGGAACGCGACCAGCGCAACCTTGACGTGCTTGCAGTCCGCAGAGGTAAGATTTCTGAAGTTTATCCTGACTTCTTCCCAGATGGTATCGATGCAAACGTAGTTGCCAACTTCATCGACATCGTAGCACGTGACCTATCTGAGGTTATGGCCCCGCTGCCAGCAGTAAACTGCTCTGCAGCAAACGCTGTCAATGACCGTGCACGTAACTTCGCCGATAAGCGCACACGCATCGCATCAAATTATTTTCAACACTCAGACCTTTCTGTACAAATGTACCAAGGTGCTGACTGGTATATCACATATGGTTTCCTCCCGTTCGTAATTGAACTGGATGAAGACGCAAAACTGCCACGTATCCGCATAGAAAATCCAGTGGGTGCCTACCCAGAGTTTGACCGCTATGGACGTTGTGTGGCATTTGCAAAGCGATATGCAATGACGCTAGGCGAACTTGTCTCTCAGTTCCCTGACTACGAATCCCAGTTACTCGGACGCCGAGGATACGACCAGGATTTGACAGCCCAGGTTGAGATGATTCGCTATTACGACAAAGACCAATCAATCATCTACATCCCAAGCAAGAGCAACTTAGTTCTTTCTAAGGCTGCTAATCCACTTGGCAAGATGATGATTGTTGTTGCTCGTAAGCCGTCTATTGACAACGAACTACGTGGACAGTTTGACGACATCCTCGGAATTCAATTGCTTCGCAACCGCTTTGCGTTGCTTGCTATGGAGGCAGCAGAGAAGTCTGTTCAAGCACCTATCGTACTTCCTTCAGATGTCAGCGAACTACAGTTGGGTGGCGATGCGGTTATCCGCACAGCAAACCCAGCAGGTGTACGCCGCGTTGAACTGACACTTCCATCTGGCGCATTCCAAGAATCAGCATTACTAAATCAAGAACTTCGTGTTGGTGCTCGTTATCCTGAAGGACGAACAGGTAACATCGATGCATCAATCGTTACGGGACAAGGTGTTCAGGCTCTTATGGGAGCCTTTGATACACAGGTTAAGTCTGCACAAGCAATCTTTGCTGCAGCACTTCGTGATGTTATCACCCTCTGCTTTGAGGTAGATGAACTTATCTTCCCCGATGAGAAAACAATTCGTGGCGTAGATTCAGGTTCACCTTATGAAATTACTTACAAGCCATCTAAGGACATCAAAAAAGATTACTCTGCTGATGTTCGTTATGGTATGCTTGCTGGTCTTAATCCAGCGCAAGGTCTTATCTTTATGCTTCAAGCACTTGGAGGAAAACTCATCAGCCGAGATATGGCTATGAGAGAACTTCCATTCACTGTGAACGTTACTCAAGAACTCGAGAAGATTGAGATTGAGGACATGCGTTCTGCACTACTTGGTGGTATTACTGCTATGGCGCAAGCCATTCCAGCGATGGCAACACAGGGACAGGACCCATCGGAGATGGTAAATAAAATTGCTGCGGTTATCAAGGCTCGTCAAAAGGGTCAAGCCCTAGAAGACGCAATTGAAGCCACATTCACTCCGCAGCAACCAGTTCCTCCTGCTGGGGCGCAACCTATGGTTGAGCAACCGTCCCCTGCTCCCACTGCTGCTCCAGCAGGAGGCGCTCCCGTAGAGCAAGCACCGATGGCTATGCCTGCACAAGAAGCACCTCAAGATGTAATGTCTTTGATTTCATCGCTTAGCGGACAAGGACGAGCAAACGCTAGCGTAAGAACAGTTAACCGAGCATAAGTTAGTAGGGGACAATGACAACAATCGTAGGCGTACAGAACGCAGATGGTTGCGTCATTGCATCTGATTCACGTGTAGCAGAAGGTGGGAAAGTTTATACCCACCCAGATATGGTAAAGGCAGTTGAGCGTGGAAGTTACATTATTGGTGGTGCTGGTGACTATCGTGCTTTACAAGTGGTACTCCATGGATGGCAACCACCGATTGTAAGTGCAAAAGCAAAAACAAATCTTTATGAGTTTGTAATTAATAAAGTTGCACCGTCACTAAAGACTACGCTAACTGAGGCTGGTATCGAATTTACTAAGTCAACAGATAATGATGATAAGTTTGAATTACAACTTCTGATTGGTATCAATGGAAGTTTGTTTGAAGTCGATAGTGACTTTGCAGTAGCAATGAATGATACTGGACTTTATGGAATTGGTTCTGGCGGAGATTTTGCACTTGGTGCATTACATGCTGGTGCATCAGTTCTAGATGCAATGAGAATTGCAGCAGTAAATAATAATGGAACTTCGGCTCCATTTCATATTCTTGAACAATACATTAAGTAGGAGGAACCATGGCTGGAGTAGCAGGACGTAGTGGCGGAGACCGCCCAACTGCATCTCAAAATAATCCCGCAAATATTTCTGCCACTGGTGGTAACGGACAAAGCGGAACACAAGCAGCAATGTACATGCCAGGACTTGCGTATGGTACTGGTGGAGAGAACATGGCCAACCAGACGGCTGTTCCACTAGCAGGAGACCCAACTGCTGCTGTTGCTGCAACATCTGCTTCTACACAGAACTCATCTCCAGTTCTTACATTCTCAGACCCAACGCAATTTCCTGACCGTCCTATGACATACGGCGCAGATGCAGGCGATGGTCCTGACTCATCTATTTTGAATTTGCCTGCAATGTCTACACCTCAAGTTGAGACACCGATTCAGATTGTACAAGCCCTTTACATGCTTGACCCAACTAATCAAGACTTGCGATTTGTTTTGGAAGGTCTTTCTAACCAGGGACGTCTATAAATATGGCGAATCTTCCTAAAGTAAAATTAGACGCTAACGGCTTGCCAGTAATGGTGGGCGTTGAAGAGCGCACAACTACACAGTCTCAGGCTGACTACACTGACTTGCAGAAGAGCATGTCACTTGTAACTGGCATTGATGGCTACAACGCACGCAAAATGTTTGCTCAGAATCCTGAAGCATCTGCTGGTTTGATTACTGGTCTTGCTCAGCAGGGTGCACTTGCAACAAATCCCATCATCACAACTCTTGCACAGATTGATAAGATGACACAGGATAAGCGCAAGGCTGATGCTATCATCGAAAGCAATAAGATTTCAACTCAGAAGTTCAACAATACTGCTCTCGGTTCACTATGGTCAGGCCTTAAAGGTTTAAGCCGTGGTGCTGCGGTACTTGGAAATACAGTTGTTGAAGTACTATCAGCGCCAATGCGTTCTGCAATTGATGAATTTAACCAGGTAAAAACACAAGGCTCATGGCAAGATGCATTCAAGGTTGGCAGTGCTAAGCCAGGAGATGTTCTTAAGAGCGTACCTGGACAACTTACAACATTCCAAATTACAAAGCAACTTGTCCAAGATGGTAAGGTTGACTTAGGCGTAGGGTTTTTTCCTAACGAAGAAACTGGCGCAGCCGCTGCCGCTCGTAAAGAACAGATTAGACTTGCTAAAGTTTCATTCAAACAAGGTGGTCAGACTTACTACCGCCCATACTCACTCTTTGACCCTGCAGCGTTTGTCATTACTGGTGGACATCCAGAGTCTGCAGCAGCACGAGTCATTACTGCTATTGGTGAAGTAGGTCTTTCTGTTGCTGCTGACCCATGGCTTGCTTATGCACGTATTGCAAAAGCAACTGCTGATGCAAAGAAAGTTGCAGAAGCGGCAACGGGTATCAAGGCAGCAAAGGCTGCTAAAGAATATTCACTTCTTGAGTCACAACTTAAGGCTCTCAAGGCCAAGACTGAAGCATCACTTACTGCGCTCAACGGCGCAAAGACTGCTATTCAAAAAGAGAAGTACACTGAGTCATACCTAAAGAACTTCCAGAGACTTGCTCGAGTTGAAGATGAGTTCAAGAATATCAAGATTGACTATGACGGTATCTCAACATTCTTATCTGGTGAAAAAGGCGCACACATTATTGACGCTATTGCCAATGAGGATAACTGGATTAAGATTCAGAAGATGGCAAAGGGTAAGTTCACTGCTGATGAAGCAGTAGCACTTTCGAAGGCTAACACTCGTGAGGACGTTCTTCGTACAATTGCACCATTCATTGCTGACGGAGAACCGTTGCAGCGTGCACTTGAGAACGGTACAAAGACTGGACGAGCACTTAAGGGTATCTCAGAGAGTGCTGCAAACAGCGCAGCGGGACGTGCTCTAGCAGATTCATTTGAGACAGTGCTCCCAAAGGGCGACCGCATTCGTGCGATGAACGCTATTCGTGGAGCATCTGCTCAAGCATTTACTCGTATGCCACTTCATGATAAGATTTTAAAGATTGGCAACGAGGTTCACGCCTTCGGCCGTAAGTACGGAGCACTTCTACCACAGGCTGGTGGAACACTTATTCACCTTGACAACAAGGACGAACTTCTTGCTGCAGTAAACAACGTCGGCCGTTATATGAAACTCGACAAAGTTGTACTAGATGACATCATGACTGAGATTGCAACATCAACAGATAAGTCAAAGGCTGGTATTACTGCAACGTCAAAGTTGTTTAATAAGATTTTTGAGAAGTATGCACCTGATTTTACAGATGAGCAACTAGACTTATGGAAAGAAGCCACTCGAGTATTCGAAACTGAGCGTCTTAACATGTCTTCTTACTGGGCAGAGCAACACGCAAAGGGTGCAGATATTACATTTGCGGTCATTGGTGGAGAAAAGATTAATCTTCACAGTGCTCATTTGGACTCAGAATTGCTTAACACGTTTGTGTTCATTCCAGACCCTAAGGCAATGCAGGACTTTATCACGACATCTAAAAAGTTTGCTGGATTAAAGTTAGGAAGAGGCGTAGTTCTAACAGAGCAAGCGTTATCTGACATTAACAGCCTATGGAAGAAGTCAGTTCTTGTACGCCCTGCGTACATTAGCCGAAATATTATCGAAGAACAGATTCGTGTGTTTGGAACTGGTCACATCTCATTCCTAAACCACCCATTATCTGCTATGGCTATGTGGATTGGTCGCCCTGGTGGGCCTAAATGGAAAGAATTCCTGAACCAATTAGATAGCGTTAGAGATAACGTGTACGGAAAGTCCTTTAAAATGGGCTCATCCGCAGAAGAGTTTGCATCAGCAGAGATTGCTGGTGACTTAGGTAACGACTATGTCGCTTTTATGTCAGAGGCTATCTCTGGTATGGGCGGCGATGGTGAGATGAGCAAGATTGTTAAGTCTCTTGGCTACACCAAGGAAGTTTTCGGACATCCAAACTGGTGGGCAGGCTACTCATCACAGGTTCGCATCCTACACAACTCAGAGTTTGTACGCAAAGTTATTGCAACTAAGCCTGGTAAGGAACTTGACACAGTTAAGTACTTTCTAGAAGGTGAAGGCCGTAAGACTCTTGACCGTTTTGCTGCATCTAAGGCTGACGAGTTTAAGAACTGGGTCAATACTGAAGCAGGTCTTATGGATTTCCTATTCAAGGGCGTCAATGATAAGGGACAACAGGTATCAGTACTTGCTCGCGTTGAGGAAATGGCAGGCCGTGGTTCAAGTTCACAGTTAATTAAGGAACTTCTACTCAAGGGCGAGGTTAAAGTAGGCAATACCCTAGTTAAGATACCTACTG